ACTCTTATGGACATCAGTGATGCAGGTGACATGGCAGCTAATGAAGTTGATAGAGACACTTTAGCTTAACTTATATATGAGAGAGCAGGGCAACTTGCTCTCTTATTTTACTTAAGGAATTAACATGGCAGAAACTTATCTAACACTAACAAATAAAGTAATAGCAAGGTTGAATGAAGTTGCATTAACTTCTACAACCTTTTCTAGTGCTAGGGGTATACAGGTTCAATGCCAAAACGCAGTCAATGAATCAATAAGATTTATTAATCAGAGAGAATTTAATTATCCATTTAATCATGCTACTGAAACTAAAACATTAACAGCAGGTGTGGTTAGATATAGTTTACCAACGTCTACTAAAACAGTTGATTACAATACATTTAGAATAGTTAAAGATAGTGATTTAGGTAATGGTGGATATAAGCTAGGATTACTTGATTATAATGACTACATAAACAGAGTTATAAATCAAGAAGATGAAATAGAAACTACAACAACAAGTACGACACATACAGATAGTGTTACAACAATAACTGTCTCAAGTACAACAGGCTTTGATAGTGCAGGTACTATAGTTATAGGTAATGAAACTATTACGTACACAGGAGTAACTAGCACTACGTTTACAGGTGCTACTAGAGGTGCAGGTAGCACTACAGCAGCTTCAAGTGTAAGTGGTGTCACAGTAGCACAGTTTGATAGAGGTGGTGTTCCTGAATATGTAGTGAGAACACCTGATAATAACTATTTATTATATCCCTACCCAAATAAATCATACGCAATAAAGTTTGACTACTATACATTTCCTAGTGACTTATCAGCACATGGAAGCACAACAACTATACCAGATAGATTTTCACCTGTAATTGTAGATGGTGCTACAGCATTTGTTTATCAGTATAGAGGTGAGGCACAACAGTATCAACTTAATATGCAAAGATTTGAGCAAGGTATTAAAAACATGCAAACATTACTTGTTAACAAGTTTTCTTATTTACGTTCAACATTTATACCTAGAACAGGAATTGGTAGTTCAGGTAGTATAGATGTTAGGTCTGTATAATGGCAGATCAATCTCAAACAGTACCTTCAGCCTTCAACTTAGAAGGTGGTTTAGTATTAAACAAATCTACGTTTATGATGCAACCCGGAGAAGCATTAGAGTTAAAGAACTTTGAACCTGCTGTTGAGGGTGGATATAGAAGAATAAATGGTTTTAAGAAATATATAAATGCTTTTGTACCTTTTACAGCAAGTGCATCTGAAAAAACATTAATGGTAGCAACCTTTGGTGATAATGTTTTAGCCGCTAGAGGAACAGCTATATATAGTTCTGCTTCTACTAACCTAGCTTTAGCAGTAGCTTCTGGAACAGGCATGACAGGTTCAGGAACTATTACAGCAGACAGTACAGATGGTTTTAGTTCAAGTGGTACAATTCAACTTAACTCTGAAACCTTTACATATACAGGTAAAACAGCTACAACTTTTACAGGGGTAACTAGAGCAACAGGTACTACATCAGCCGCGGCTCACGCTTTAGATGATGTTTTATCAGAAGCATGGACTAGTAGAGATAGTGAAAGAACAAGTGCAAGTAAATACAACTTTGAGAGATTTAACTTTGATGGCACTGATAAAATAATTGTAGCTGACGGTGCAAATAACCCTACAGTATTTAACTCTAGTTTAGCTGCAACGGACATTGCTGTAGCTAGTGCAGGAACAGGAGAGCAAACAATTTTAGCTGCTGTAATTGCATCAGGTGATGGTATGACAGGTTCAGGAGTTCTTACCGTAGCTGATACTTCTCAGTTTGCTAGTACAGGTTCTTTAATAATAGGAACAGAAATATTTACATATACAGGTAAATCAGCCACAACTTTTACAGGAGTAACAAGAGCAGTTACTAGTAGTGCAATCGCCCATGAGGTAGGTGCAGTAGTAGCTGACTTAAAACCTGCGGCTGTAACAGGTGCTAAGTTTGTAGTAGCATTTAAAGAGCATATGTTTTACGCAGGTATGAGTGCAAACAAACAAGAAGTAATATTTAGTGCAGCATTTCAAGAGGGTTCTTTTTCCGTAGCTATTGGAGCAGGTAGTTTTAAAGTTGATGATGAGATAACAGGTCTTAAAGTTTTCCGTGATGACTTATTTATATTTTGTGAAACTAGAATATTTAAACTAACAGGTAGCTCAAGTGCTAACTTTTCTGTGTCTGATGTAACAAGAGATATAGGATGTATTAATGGCGATACAATTCAAGAATTTGCAGGTGACTTAATATTCTTAGGTCCTGATGGTTTAAGAACAGTTGCTGGTACAGCTAGAATTGGTGACGTTGAATTGGGAACTATAAGCTCTAGTGTGCAGTCTATATTTAATGAGAATGTTGCAAATGCAACAGAGTTTGATTCATTAGTGATAACAGATAAAACTCAATACAGAATATTTTTTACTAAATCTACTGTAGGAGAAAGTCAGACTAAAGGTATTATATGTGTATTAAAAGGCACTAAGTTTGAGTTTTCAGAAATAGTAGGGATAAGACCTTCTTGTACAGATAGTTTTGTATCTCAAGGAAACGTAATAGTTTTACATGGTGCATATGCTACAGGACATATTTTTAGACAAGAACAAGGAAACACTTTTGATGGTACAGTTATATTAGGTAGATATAGAAGTCCTGATTTAACTTTTAATGACCCCGGAATAAGAAAACATATGCAAAGGGTTATTGTTAATTATCAACCTGAAGCAGCTGTAGATGCTGATTTATTTGTAAGATATGATTATGAAGATAAAGATGCACCAAGACCTGCGGCATATCCATTGGACTCTACTGATGTTGTTGCTATATATGGTACATCAGTTTATGGAACACCTACATATGGTGGTGCTTCACAACCATTAGTTAGACAAGCAGTTGAAGGTTCAGGCTTTGCTGTAGCATTGAGAGTAAATGATGGAGGTGCAACTGCACCCTATTCATTAAAAGGATTTCAATTAGAATACCAATTAGGAGCTAGAAGATAAATGGGTAATTCATATACTAGACAAGAAACGTACACAGACGGAGATGTTATTACTGCGGCTCATACTAATAATGAGTTTGACCAAATAAAAGATGCCTTTGCTGCAAGTACAGGGCATACTCACGATGGTACTGAAGGTGAAGGTGGTCCTATTGCGGCACTAGCTGTTAATGCAATTACTCTAGGTGCAGGAACAACCGGACAAGATGTTGTAGTTACATTTGATGGTGAAACAACAGACGGTGTTTTAAAATGGATGGAAGATGAAGATTACTTTGAATTTAGTGATGACATTCTTATGGCTACTACAGAAAAGTTACAGTTTAGAGACACAGCAATATACATCCATTCAAGTACAGATGGACAACTAGATTTAATAGCTGATACTGAAATACAGATAGCTGCAACAACCATAGACATAAATGGTAATGTAGATATATCAGGCACACTAACAATAGGTAGTGCAGGTATATCTGAAGCAGAATTAGAAGTTCTTGATGGTCTTACTGTAAGTACAGCAGAAGTAAATATCTTAGATGGTGATACAACTGCCACATCAACAACAGTAGCAGATGCAGATAGAGTTGTTTTAAATGACAACGGAACTATGGTTCAAGTAGCAGTAACAGATTTAGCAGCTTACTTTGATGATGAAATAACTGCAATGCCTAATCTTACGTCTGTAGGTACATTAAGTACACTTACTGTAGATAATGTAATTATAAATGGAACAACTATAGGTCATACAGACGATACAGACCTTATAACTGTAGCAAGTGGTCTTGTAACAGTAGCAGGTGAAATATCCGTAACTACATTAGATATTGGTGGTACTAATGTAACATCTACAGCTACAGAATTAAATTTACTAGATGGTTCAACTGCCAATAGTGTTGTTAATAGTAAAGCAGTTATATATGGTTCTTCTGGTGAACTTGCTGGTACTTTAAGTACGGCTGCTCAAACAAATATTACAAGTGTTGGAACTTTGTCTGCTCTTACAGTTGACGATGTAGCTGTGGATGGCAAAGTTATAACAATGACAGGTTCTAGTGGTGATACAGCTACTATAACAGCAGGTACAAATGGAACACTAGACATAGCTACTACTGATGGTGGTGGAGCAGCAGGTAACATACAAATAACAGCAGACGGTACAGCAGAACTTGCAGGTACAACTGTAACATTAGATTCTGAAGGTGGCATTACTCTTGATGCAAACGGTGGCACAATTACTTTTGCTGATAATGGTAGTTCATTAGGTACAGTTACTTCAAGTGGATTTACAGGCAATGTAGTTGGTAATGTAACAGGTAATGTTAGTGGAACTGCTGGTAGTGCAACAGGTAATGCAGCAACAGCCACAGCACTTGCAACAGCTAGAAATATTGGTGGCACAAGTTTTGATGGTACAGGAGACATAGCAGTTGCCTTAGCTTCTGTTGGTACTGCTGTTACTGTAGCTGATGAGTCAAGTGATACAACTTGTTTCCCATTGTTTACAACAGCAGCGACAGGTGACTTACCACCTAAGAGTGGTTCTAATTTAACATTCAATAGTAGTAGTGGCTTATTAACTGCAACCTCATTCGCAGGTAATCTAACAGGTGATGTAACAGGTAATGCAGATACAGCAACAGTTGCAACAACAGTTACAATCACTGACAATGAATCTGAAAATGAAGATAATGCTATTATATTTACAGCAGGTGGTGATGTTGATGGTGGTAACATAGGTCTAGAATCAGATGGTACTATGACCTACAATCCAAGTACAGGTAAAATAACAGCAACAGGGTTTATTGGTGCATTAACAGGTAATGTCACAGGTAACTTGACAGGAACAGTTTCTACAGCAGCTCAAAACACAATAAATAGTGCTACTAGTTTAGCAGCAGTAGGTGCATTAAACGCAGGTTCTATTACAAGTGGGTTTGGTAATATTGATAACGGTTCAAGTACAGCAAACTTTGGTGCGACCACAGTAGATAGTTTAGATGCTTCAGATGGAAATATAACTAACGTAGGAAGTATTGCGTTAGACAGTATTGCATCTGATGCAGGAGTTGGAACTGCAATCACATTTAGTGCAGGTAATGTGCCTAATACAGTCACAGAAGCAGCAAGTGGTAATTATACTCCTGATATGTCTCAATATACAAATTTTATATTGACAGTTAGTAATAGTAATAATTGCACCTTACAAGACCCAACAGATGAAGTTGCAGGACAATCTGGAATCTTTGTATTTATACAAGATGGAACAGGTGGTGGAACATTATCTCACGCAGATGATAGGTATTTTGTAGCAGGAGCTACATCAATAACATTGAGTACAGCAGCTAATGCTATAGATATTGTACCTTATTTTGTACAAGCAGATGGTAAGATACACTTAGGTGCTGCTCAACTAGCATTTGCAGAGGCATAAGGAAAGAGAATGACAGGTTCAAATTCATTTTGGTTTGCTAATCCCGGACAAAATTTCTATAATGGTGTTGCTACCCAGTCATTAAGGTTTGGTGTTAATAATGTATTAACCAATGAACAAGATGCTCCAAGTGACAGAAAAAACTTTACACTTTCTATGTGGTTTAAAAGAAACAGAACAAGTACAGAAGAAGCTCTTGCTGGAGGAACAACAGACAATGCTAATTATGTTAGATTTGAATCTAGTGGTGCAATAAGAGTAAGGCAATATAACACTACAATTAATTTAATTACAAATGCTGTGTATAGAGATACATCAGCTTGGTATCATTTAGTAGTTGCTTGGGATTTAGATAATAGTTCAGAACAAAATGATAGAGTTATTATATACGTTAATGGAACAAGACAAACATTAGCAACAAATACTTTACCATCTAATACTACAACTGATTCTAATTTTAATGTAGATGGTGGAACAATGCACATTGGGGGTTACTATAGTGGAGGTGTGGTTGGATATTATTCTGGCTATATTGCAGATGTAAACTTTGTTGATGGAACAACACTAGCACCAACAGCATTTGGAGAAGATAAAAATGGTGTGTGGATTCCCAAAAAGCCAACTGGGTTAACTTATGGTAATAATGGATTTAGATTACAGTTTAAAAATAGTGCTGTTACTACTGCAAGTGATAGCACAATAGGTGCTGACACAAGTGGCAAAGATAGACACTTTACATCAGCAGGAATAGTTGCATCTGATTGTAATATGCCTGATAGTCCAGAGAATAATTTTTGCACTATGAACTCAAATGCAAATGGCAGAGGTAATGCAAGTTCTTTTAGTGAGGGCAATTTAAAAATAGCATCAACTACTGGTGCATTTTCATTTAATACATCAACATTTAGAGTATCTAGTGGGAAATGGTATTTTGAAATGATGGCAAATGATACTAATGCTAAACATTGTATTGGTATATCTGGTCACGAATCAATTAACACAACTTCTGCTTTGGGAGATGGTAGTACAGAAGAATATAGTTATACTGCTATTGGTCAAATAAGAGCCACAGCAGGTGCAGGTGGTGCAGCTTCATCTAGTGGTCATACTAGTTATGGTAATCAAAGTATTATTGGTGTAGCTATGAACTTAGATGATAATGAATTACAGTTTTTTCTAAATGGTTCTAGTATAACAACAATAGACATCACAGCACCATCAGCCACTACAGATGGTGGATATGGTCCTGCTTATGGTGACTTTGCAGGTGATAATACTGGTACTGCTACATTAAATTGTGGACAAGACCCAAGTTTTGCAGGAGTAATTACAGCAGGCACAGAAACACCAAGTGAGGGAGCAGGGGTTTTTAAACACGCACCTCCCTCTGGATTTTTAGCATTATGCACGGCTAATATTTCTGATGATAATTTACCCATAAGTCCTAATGCTCTTACACAAGCTACTGACCATTTTAAACCAGTTTTTTATAGTGGACTAAATAGCACTGCACAAGATATAACTGTTGGTTTTAAACCTGATTTGGTATGGATAAAAACAAAAACCGGTGCTGATATATCAAATATGTTATATGATTCAAACAGGGGAGCAACAAAATTTTTGCAATCTGATGCAGTAGGTGGAGAGGGAACTGGTGCAGATTCTCTTACTGATTTTGATGTTTCAGGTGGTGGTTTTTCTTTAGGAGCAGATTCATCAACAACAGCAGTTAATAATAATGGAAAAACCTATATTTCTTGGAACTGGAAAGGTGGTACAAATACTACAAATGATGCAAGTTCAACTAGTGTAGGTGACAGAGATAGTGTGTTTCAAGCAAACACAACAGCAGGATTTAGCATTGTTACTTATACTGGTAGTGGTGTAACTGGTGGAACTCCTGCATCTAGAGATGACGCTTATGCTCATGGTTTAGGAGTAGTACCAGAAGTAATTATATGCAAAAACAGAGACCTATCAAATTCTTGGCTAGTTGGTGCGACTGCAATAAATAATTTTGATTGGGAAAATGACTATCTGCATTTAAATGATGACATAGCACATCAAACTAATGCCGCCCGTTCAGCTTTTAGTGTAGCACCTACAGACACAGTTTTTAGTGTTGGTGAGTATCTTAATAAAGCAAATGCTTATGTGGCTTATCTATTTGCATCAGTAGAGGGTTACTCAAAGTTTGGCAGTTATGTTGGAAATGGTTCAGCCACAGATGGCACATATGTCTTTACTGGATTTGATGTTGGGTTTGTTATGGTCAAAAATAACAGTACTGGTAGTTGGACAGTTTATGACAATGCAAGAAATCCAATTAATAATAGGTCTAAAAGACTTGTATGGAATCTAGCACTTGATGAAGCAGACACATCAACTCAAGCAGTATCATTTTTTTCTAATGGATTTAAAACAATGTCTGATAATAGCGATCAAAATGCAGCTAATGCAATTTATTTTTACATGGCATTTAGTTCATCAGCACCTTTTAAATATGCAAATGGAATATAGGAGAAGATAAGAATGGCTTGGAAACATAATGGTAGAACCATACAAGTAGGGAAAGCATGGGTTGATGATAACAATATCAGACATCCACGTAATTGGGTAATTTGGACAGACACCTACAAAGAAGCTATGAGTTTAGTGTGGGAAGATGACCCAACACCTTTAGCACCTTTTGATAGCTTTTACTACTATGG